TCACGCCGTCCGTAGCCGGCGCCGCTCGGCCGCGCGGGCCTGCTGCCGCTCGAGGCGGTGCGCCAACATCGGGAACGCGGCCACGCCCTCTGGGGTGCGGACCAGCCGCAGGAGCCGCTGCGTGTACCGGACAGGGGTCAGCTCGAACTGCCGGCGCACGGCGAGCTCCTTCGCGCCGTCCCAGCGCGGGTGATCGTCCTCGAAGCGGAGCAGGTCACGGTCGTCATCAGTCATGTGCGACGAGTGTCGCTCCGACCACCGACAGTCGTCGCCCAGATAGGGGCTGCCTATCGATGTGGAGGGTCACCTACGATCGAGCGCATGAGTGATCAGACGACGGCGGCTGGCTGGTACGACGACGCGCAGGGCGCGGTCCGGTGGTGGGACGGCCAGCAGTGGACGGAACACACGCAGCCAGCCACAGGTGCCCAGAAGACCCCTTCGAGGACCGGCGCCATCGCGCAAAGAGTCGTCACGACAATGGCCCCCGTTGAAGACGGTGTCCTCTGGTCTGCCACCGGCAAGCCGTTGAAGGGCTTCGGCGGCGGACGCTACCGACTCACCGACGAATACCTCTTCTTCGAGTCCGGCACCCTCTCGCTCAAGGCCGAGCAGATCCGGACCCACGAGATCCACGACGTCGACGCCAGCCAGACGATGACGCAGAAGGCTCGCGGCGTCGGCAGTATCACCCTCATCGCGCACCGTGCCTCAGGCCGGGAGCGCGTCCTCCTCGAAGACATCGCCGAGTTCCGCGAAGGCGTGGCTCGCATCAACCAGACAGCGCACGACGCCCGTGAGCGGCTCCGCCTACGCGAGCACACGCAGCACGTGAACTACAGCGGCACACCTGTGCACGCCGCGCCCGCGCCCGCCGCCGCAGCCCCCGCTCCGGTCGACATGAACGCGGAACTGGGGAAGCTGGCAGCGTTCCACCAGCAGGGCATCCTCACGGACGAGGAGTTCGCAGCCGGCAAGCGCAAGCTGCTCGGCCTGTAGGCCCGCTGAGACGACGAACGAGCCCCGCCCGACCACGTAGGTCAGGCGGGGCTCAGTCGTGCGGGAGGCGCGGTGTCGGCGGCGGGACGTAGGGTGCCCGCCATGGCAGTGCAACCAGACAAGCGGGCGTGGGCGGCGCAGGTCGCCGAGTGGGGCGGGAACCTAACCGAGCGGTTCCGGCTCGGCGAGTGGATGCTGCAGGCGCGGGAGCGCGACACGAACCCGTCGAGCTACTTCCTGCGCTGCGACCGGCCCGGCTTCCCGAACGGCACCGGAGTCTCGCGGAACCCGCACGACGGGTGGACGATCTACGACGGCGACGCGAAGTACTCGAGTCACCGCGGCCCCGAGGACTGCCTCCGCTGGTGGGTTGACCGCCGGGGCCAGAAGTAGCCCGGACGCACGAACGACCCCCTGCACGCTCCGGAGAGCATGCAGGGGGTCACGTGTGTCAGTCGACGGCGTCGAGGGTGGGGCTGTAGACGAGGATCAGGACCACGATCACGATCAGCCAGAGCACGGGCGTCACCGACGCCGCAGCGCGGCGAGCCATGGCACGTACCGGGTCAGGGCCTGGTCGACCGCCGGGGTCGCCATCAGGCGGGTCACGAGGCCGATGACGAACGACGTCACCGCGACCGCGCCGTTCAGGACCAGGAACGCCCACGCGGGCACGACGAGGTCGGTCTGCGTGTTCAGGTAGTCGATCAGCACGCCGGCGGCGATGTTGACCAGGGGGATGAGGACGACGAGCGCCTGCACGACGGTGCGGACGGTCGCGCGGACGGGGTTCGCGATCTGCGTGCCGAGCTCGGCCAGCGCGGGTCGCTCGTCGATCACAGCCAGGTGTCGGGGGGTGTCGGTCATGGGTGCCTCCTCAGGCTCTGGTGGTGGCGACGTCGGGCTCATCGCCCGGCGTCAGCCCGTTCTCGATGAGCTGGCGTCGCAGGCGCGACGCGTACTCCTGATAGGCGCGACGCTTGGTCGCCTCGTCGTCTGCGCGGCCGTCGGCGAGGCGGGCCTTCTCGAGCGCCTCGTCGCGCTGCTGCACGATGTCGGTCTTCCGCTTGCCCTCCTTCGCGCTCACGCCGGAGCGGATGGTGGCGAAGACGGCCACGAACTCGCGCAGCATGAGCGCAACGCCGGCGCCGCCCCCGAGGGCAACGAGCAGGGTGGTGTCGACCACTGGGCCCCCTAGTAGTGCTGGCGGCGGACGACGTACTCCGTGCGGCGGCGGAGCAGCGACCGCACCTTCTCGGTGAACGTGGTGAGCCCCGGCTCGCTGGTGAAGATCTGCAGCTCGCAGTACCGGCGGAACATGCCGATGAACGCGAGGACGACCATGCCGAGGATTACGAGCGAGGAGCCGCCCGCGACGGCGGAGAAGATGATGATCGCGTAGCAGACGGCCCCCGACCAGGCGGAGACGTTGAACAGGACCTCGACGGCCCACACGCCCGTGAGACGCCCGAAGAACCCTCCGGCGCCGCCCGCCAGCATGAGCACGCCCCACAAGATGATGACGGCCGGCAAACGGATCTCCTCCTGCACGAACGGCGACGTGAACCACAGCGCCGAGCCGCCGTTCACGGCCATGACGGCGTAGGCCACGAGGTCGAGGATCCAGATCGTGCGCTCCCACCGGAGCCTGCGCTGGTTCAGCTTCGGATCGGTCGCGATCATCGGCTCAGCCCCACGCGTGCGCGAAGAGGCGCTCGTAGAGGGAGACGGGGACCTTGACGATCTTGGCCCCGCCGAGGCCGAGTGCGTTGACCTCGGCGGCGTCCTTGAGGCGGATCGCCTGACCGCCGACCATGCCGATCTGGCCCTTGTCGCTGTCGAAGATGAACATGTGCTGCCCTTCCGGGTTGTTGATGATCGCCACGGCCACGGCGGCCGGGGTGAGTGTTGCGCTGACGACCGAGAACGCATGGCCGCCGAGGTCACCGGTCCACCCGAGGTACGGGCGCTGCGTCTGCTTCTCGCGCGCGGCGATCGTCATGATCCCGACGCGCGCGCCGGTGACGTCGGTCGCGATCTGCAGGCCGCCACCGATCGACACAGTGACGTCGCCGGCGTTCCGGTTGCGGTCGGTGCGGGTCGGCGAGGGCCCGTAGTGCAGCGCGACGCCGGCGGGCGGGTGACGGTCGCCGGGGTGCTTGTCGTCGGCAGCCAGCCACGAGTTGTAGGCGGTGTCGAGACGACCGACGGCGTTGCCGATGGACGAGAGCCCGCCGGCCATCCGCCAGACAAAGTTCAGGCACATGCCCTGCGGGATGATGCTCGTGCCGATGGCTGCCCGAGCGCGGGCGAGGAAGGCTGCGGAGTCGATGGTGGTCACGCGTCACACCCCCTCGGTGTCGAGGGCGGTCGAGGCGTCCTCGCCGTCGATGAGGGGTTCGGCGAACGCGGCCGGGACCTCGTCGACGTCGTCGGCGACGATGACGGGGGTGTCGCCGACGAGGATCTCGAGGACGCTCGCGGCGGGTTGGGTGGTGTCCATGGTTCCTCCGTGGGGGCTAGGCGATGCCGAGCTTCGAATTGATGGCGGCGACGTCGGCGCGGAGCTCGACGATCTCCTTCTGCTGCGCCTGCGCGACGGGGATCAGGGCGAGGGCGAGCAGCTCGTACCGGACGCCGAAGCACACCGGGTCGCCGTCGTCGTCGACCTTCAGCGAGCCGTCGGCCTCGCGCTCGTAGATCACGAACTGCCAAAGGCCCGCCTCGTGCAGCCGCTCGGCGATGACACCGACCTCCGTCGCGACCCGGTACGACGGGTCCTCCTCGCGCTGCTCGAGCTCGGCGATGTACTGGTAGTAGACGACCTGCAAGCGCAGCACCGCGGCGGGGTCGAGCTTCGCGGGCCGGATGTTCGTCTTGAACCGCTCCGACGACGACGCAGTGCCGAGGAGCCCGTCCGAGGACTGCAGCCACGCGGCCACGCGGGTGCCGGTGATGTTCGTCGACGGGGCTGTCGTTGCGCGGACGCTCTGCCCCTGGACGGCTCCGGTGGCGGTCATCGCGCCGGTGACGCCGAGCGCTCCGCCGACGGTGAAGCCGGTCCCGGTGGTTCCTCCGCTGGTGAGGTCGGACGCGGCGTGCTGGTGCGTCTTCGGGGCCGCGGCGTCGGCCACGGCCTGATCGCGATCGATGATGTCCTGCCGCTTCATCGACTGAGCGTCGATCGCGGCGGCCACTTCCCCGGGGATCTGCGCGAGCCGGTTCGTAACCGTCTCGAGGAGGCGGGCCAGCATCGTGCCGGACGGCTGCTCGACGCTGCGAAGTCGCTTCCTCTGGTCCTTGGTCAGCCGCGCCATCTGGCCGGCGCCGTCGCCGTCTGGTCTGGGGTCAGGCATCGAGCGAGTACACCTCCCCGGTAGTGACCTTGATCCAGCGGCCCTGCTCGTCGCCGCTCATCGCGACGATGCGGCGCAGGTAGCCGTCGGTGACGTTGTCGGGCACGTACGGGTCGCCCTTGATCTTCGTGCGGGAGTAGTCCCCGACCTGGTACGTGCCGACCCTGGGCGTCGCGGTTGCGTCGACCTCGAACGACCAGAACTCGATCGGCTTGTAGCCGGTGCGGGCGGCCTCGGCGGCGTAGCCGTCGAGGGTGCTCTGCACGGACACGGAGGAGTGCGAGGAATCGACCGCCTCGAGCAGCGGGTAGCCGGCCGCCGTCAGTGTCGGGTTCTCGTACCGAGCCGTCATCACGACGTCGTCGGTGCGGCCTCCAGTGGCCCACGCGCGGCCGACCATCCGCTCTGCGGTGCGCTTTACCTGCAGGCCTCGGACGGACGGCTCGGGGACGGCGAGGTCCCACACGTGCGTGCGGGTCGACGACAGTTGCGGCTGGGCTGCCGTCCCGACCCGCATGACCCACTCGATGCCGAGCCGGTCCGCCGTGAAGCGGGGAGCGAAGTCGATGTCGGGGCCGCCGATGACGTTCGTGATGTCCTCAAGGCGGTCGCCGACGAGAGCGAGGTCGGCGCCGAGATACTTCCGCTCAGACGTCCCCGCCTCGTCGGCCTGGAAGACCACTGGGACGTTCCCGCCCGTGTGGGCTCGGGCCTGCTGGACGATGCGCTTCGCGATGGTCCCCAGCCACAGCCCGGACAGGTTCGTGTCAGCGCCCACCGGGGACTGTCCTGCTGCGAGGACTGGGATGAGGACGCGGTGGTCGAAGTACGACCAGAGGCCCGCAGCGGTCAGCTTCAAGGTTCCTGCGTCACGGTCGTAATCGTGCGTCCAGATGGGGCCGGCCTCCATGACGACGTCGTTCTCGACGACGGCGAGGAACGACTTCCCTGGGGTGGCGACGTTCCGCAGTCCGAGGCGCACCAGGTCGGGGTCGCGCAGTGTCACGGTGATGCTGATGGTTCCCGCGGCGTTGAGCTGCTTGGCCCAAGTGGCCGACAGCACGCTCACGTCCTGCAGCTTGCGCCCCGTGCGGAGGTCGCCGATCAGGATGCGCGTCACGGCGACCCCCTTCAGTACTGGATGGCGTAGTTGAACGTCACGTCCCAGTGCTCGATGGCCGCGGTGCCGCCGTCGACCGCGATGCGGAGGGCGACGCCGTGGCTGCCGGGGGGGAGCGGGACGGTCATGTCGGCCTCGAAGACGGCCTGACCGGATGCGCCGTGGGTGTGGATGCGGCCGCGCTGCCCGTCGGCGGCGTACTGGACGCCGTCGATGAAGAACAGGATCGAGCCGACGATGCCGTTCGCGGCCCCTCGGGTCCAGATGGTGACGTGCGCGTGCAGGTCGCCGTTCGTGAGGACGTCGAAGGTGCGGGACCCGTAGACGGCGGAGAGGCCGCCCGAGGGGGCGATCGCGCCGCCGGTGGCCTCCATGCCGTAGCCGATGACGTTCCGGCCGAGGCGGGCCCAGGTCTTGACCGGGGTCGCGGCCGAGGTCTTGCCGAGCCGGTAGCGGGCCATCGTGTCGAGGGTGACCGCGTCCGTGCCGATGAGCAGCTGGGAGGCGTCTGCGTTCATGTCCGCGATCGACCGGTACTGGATCGGGGATCCGGCGGGGGCGGCGAACGGGGCGATCTGCCCGATCGTCATGCCGTTCGTCGTCGTCGCGCCGGCGGGCACGAGGACCGAGGCCAGGGGCAGGGCCCCGCGGGGGATGACGGCGAGCGTGTTCGCGAGGTTCGGTGTCGCGGACGCGTTGCCGGGGGTGACGCCGAACACGGCCTGGTTGTCGGCGTCCGGTGCCTGCGCGGTCACCGAGTCCCGCTGCCGCACCCACACGACGTCGTAGCGCGAGTTCGCGGCGGGTGCCGAGGCGATCTCGACCTGCACGGTGCCGTCGTTCGCGATGAACGAGACACCGTCCGCAGCGCCGCGCGACAGCGCCGCGGTGAAGCCCGCGACGTCGACGTACTTGTCGGCACGGGAGGTGACCAGCGTCGGCGCCCCCGAGACTATGCCGGGGCGGGCGCCGCCTGCCGCCGTCTGCACAAGCGTGCCAGCGAAGGCGAGGCGGGCGTCCACGGCGGTCGTGCCGGCGAGGTGAGGCCCGAAGGCGGGGTGCAGAGCCACGGGGGCCTCCTAGATGAACGCGGGCGCGGTGCGCGCCGTGAGGGTGGGGGTGCCCGTCACGACGCCCTTGGATGCGAACTGGATGCTGCCGACGTCGCCGGCGGCGACCGGCCACCAGTCCGAGATGGTGAGGAACCCCGTCACATCGGACTGCCCGTCGATCACGGCCAGTCCCCGGCGCGGGTCGAGGGTGATGGTCGATCCAGGCGGGACCTCCCGGTCGAAGCTGATGAGCTGCCCCGTGGGGACGTACGTCAGCAGGAACCCGAGGGACATGCCGCCGGTGACCTCGAGCACCGTGTACGTCTCGGCGGTGCCGTCGTTCGGGGTGTCGACCCGGCCGAGGTCACCGACGGTGCCCCAGTTGAGCCACGTTCCGCCGGTCCCGAGGGGCCACACCAGGCCGGAGCCCGCCACGGGCAGCCCCGTCGAGTCCACGACTGCGGGGCCGTACCGGAGAGGGTCCGGGGCGAGCATGTCGATCGCGTACTCGAAGGACAAGCGCCCGCGATCGTCGGCGATGTCGACGAACCGGATCGACACGTCGCGCGACGTCGGGCCGTCCTCGTCGGTGACCGTGACGCGCTTCCGCCAGCCGGTCACCGGTGAGAACCCGACCCGCCGCAGGGACGCGAGGTCGCGCTTCGCGGCCTGCAGGTCGGCCCGCGACGAGGCGTCGTAGCGAGCCTTGATGGACGGGGTCGCGGAGTCCGACCAGTCGGGGCCCGGGTCGAAGGACCCGTGCCCCTGCGGCCGTGACTCCGGCGACGCCTTCGACGGGGGAACGCTGTACCAGTCGATCAGGCCCCCCTCCTGCAGGAAGTGACCGACCGGCCCCCAGCCGCTGCTGATCGTCACGCCACCGATCTCGATGCTGATCGGACCGTCACTCATGGCATCCCCGCGATCTGGTTCTCGAACTCCCGGCCGAACTTCCTGGCGATGACGGTGGAGTCCTCGTCGGCGGCGTAGAAGGTGTTGTTCTGGACGTATGACCCCGACCGAGCAGCCGTGCCGTAGTCGCTCTCGAGCCCCAAGCTGGCCGAACCAATTGCCCCTGCTCTCCGGATCTGCGGCGCGAACGACGACGGATCGGGGATCGGGATGATGTCCTGCATTGCATCAGCGACGAGTCCTCCATCGCGGAGGATGCCGCCTGCGATACCGGCAGGGATCTCGACACCGACCTCGTCGCGCATGACGCGCGACGGAGAGTGGATGTCGAGAGCGTTCTTCGCCGCGTCAACCGCCGATCGAGCGACACGGGCAGCCGCGTTCGCTACCCGCTCGATTCCGCCGAGCATCCCGCCGACGAACCCGTCGACAAGGTCTGCGCCGGCACCACGGAGAGCACCTCCGACGTTGCCGAGGGCGCCAGTCGCGCGACCCGGGAGCGAGGCTATGAACCCCACGGCCTTGTCGATGCCCCCAGCGATCGCCGGACCGATCTGAGCCGCCGCGTTCCGCACGGGCGCGGGGACCATGCCCCAGACCTGTTCGCCGACGGCCTGCACCTGACCCAGCTTCTGCGAGACGTTCGACTGGATCCCTCGGAAGGTTTCCCCGACCATCGTGCCGAAGCTGATTACCTTGGGCGTGATGTACGCCAGCGCTGACCCGTACTTGCCGCCGATGGCGTCGCTGGCCAGATCCGTTGCGGACCGGCTCCCGTCCATCACGTCACGCAGTCCCTGAAGGAGGGGGATCGGGCCAGGCAGCAAGCCGATCAGGAAGACCAGCACCCCCACGAGCCCCGACACGGCGCCGGTGAAGCCGTCCGTGCTGCCCTTCGCGTTATCGGTCGGCGTCACCAAGAACGTGAGCAGATCGATCACCGGGGGCAGCACGGCCAGGGCCAGCTGGACCAGCGGGGGGATCAGCGGCAGCAGCGCCCCAACCAGATCGATCAGCCCCGGGATGAGCTCCGGCAGCACCTCCGTGCCCACGTCGAGCAGCTTGTCGCCGAGGTCTTCGATCTCTGGCTGACTGTCCTGGACCGCTCGCAGCAGCTCATCAGACATCAGACCAGCGGTCTCCCCAAGGGCAGGCAGCAGGTCATCGGACAGGGCGGGCCCGAGCTTGTCGCCCACCGCCGTGCCGATATCCGCTAGCCCAGTCGCGAGAGAAGGCAGGTACGGGGCGAGGGCGCTGACGATCAGGCCGAGAGGCGAGAACGCCTCCCACAGCTCCACGACCTGCGGCACGACCGGCCCCAGCTTGTCGCCGAAGTTCTCGATGACGGGGGTGAAGGTGTCGCCGAGGAACGCCTTCGCCTCGACGCCCTTGTCCAAGAGCCGGCCGAGACCATCCCGGAGGTCGAGCACGAAGTCGACAGGTCGGCTGTCCTCGGTCCACCCGAAGGAGTCCTGCAGCAGGCCTGAGTAGTCACCGTCGACAAGCAGGTTGCGGATGCCGGTGAGACCGTCGATGAAGCCCGCGATGAACGGCGTGACCTGGTTGTTGAGAGTGTCCGCGAGGCCCTTCGCGATCGACCCAAGAGCGGGAGTCGCCTTCTCGAAGATCGTCTCGCCGAAGGTGCCCCACGCGTGGCCCAGCAGCTCGACCTTGCCGGCGTACGTCTCGGCGTATGCTGCCGCCGAGCCGCCGAACTGGCTGTTGAGCTCAGCCAGGATGATCTTCTGGGCCTCCATCACCTTCCCTGACTCAGTCAGGGTGGTGATGAGCTCCTTCTGGTCATCCGTGAAGGTGATGCCCACGCGGGACAGCGCCGCGATGCCCTTCACCGGGTCGTTCAACGCCTTGCCGAGCTGGATCGCCCCGCCCTTGGCGTCGGTACCCATCGCCCGCGCCATGTCGACCATCGCGACCGTGGTCTGGTCGAAGATGTCGTTGCCTTCGCCGGCCTCGTTGCGGATGTTCTTGAACGTCAGGAGGAGGTTCGCGCCCTCCTGGACGGACTCGGCCTCCGTGGCCGTCGTGTTCTCAAGGGCGCTCGCGAGGTCCTCGACGTGCTCCGCCGTGACCCCGGCGGCGCCACCCGTCGACTTGATGACGTTCGTCGTCTGGGTGTTAATCGTCTCGATCCGGGCGAGAGCAGCCAGCTGCTCCTTGCCCCAGTCGTAGACAGCTTTCGCCCCGAACACGCCAGCCGTGATCGCAGCGACAGGGCCGAGCGCACCCTTCAGGCCGCTCACGAGCCCGCCGCCAAGAGCTTTGCCTCCGACGCCACCAGCAGCGCCGAGGCCGCCCAGCTCGGACGCGATGGCCCCCTGAGCGCCCTTCAGCGACGGAACGAGGGACAGGTAGGCGGTCGCCAGTTCAACAGCCACAGCGACCGCCTTCCGTCATCGCGACCGCGGCGAGTAGCCGAGGAACGCGTCCATCTCGTCAAGCGGCATCGACGTCGTCGTGCCGATGCCCTTCTTCAGCCACGGCCGCGGGAACGGCTTCGGCTTCGGGGCGTTCTTCTTGCCCGCGCGCTGCCAGTTGCCGGACTGCAGCAGGTCGATGACCTGAGCGGTGAGCTGCGCCTGCAGATCCCAGTCGGCTAGCTCGCCGTGGACCGCCCGGAAGTACGCGGACGTGCGCGGGGCGTGACGCACGAAGGCCCGCAGGTCGACCCACGAGAACCCCGGCGTACCGAGGTCATCAAGGGATCGCCCTGCGAGCCAGAGGTCGTGGTGAATGGACTCCCCGTGCTCCTCTAGGAGTCGGTGGAGTCCACAGATTCCCCCACAGTGATGCCCGATTCCTCGGTCCACTGGTCGTACCAGGCGAGGACCTGCTCCTGGTCCTCGAACTCCGCGAAGAGGCCGGGGTGGTAGTGCTCGATGATGATCTCGACGGCCTCGAGCTTCGTGATGCCCGTCAGCTTCTTGACGACGACCGGGGCTGCGAACTTGAGCAGGGGCACGCTGAGGTTCTTCTTCCGGTTGCCCGGGAGGTTGAACTGGAATCGGTTCTGGTTGATGGACGCCTTAGACGCCGGCACCTGGAACACGGTCATGGGGAACTCCTTCTGTGTGCGGTGGGTGGGAACTCTTCAGGGGTGTGGCAGCGGGCGGGAGCGAGTTCCCGTTCTCTCCCGCCCGCTGGTTCAGGTCAGGCCGTGACGGCCTTCACGCCGTCGTCGGTCAGCTCCCACGCGAAGACGCCGTCGGCGTTGGGGATGAGCGACAGCGTCACGTCGCGCAGGGCGGCGTCTGCCGACGACCACGTGGTGTCACCGATCTCTGCCACCTGGCCGTCGGGGATGAGGAACTTCGTCCGCGAGGCCCCGTCGGCCATGTCGAGGATCCACGTCAGGTGCGGCGACTCCTGCCCGCGGTACGCGATGCGCATCTGCTCGCCGTGGTCCGCGGTGGCGGGCGTCACGGTGACGTTGTCGGCGCCGTAGATCGTCTTCGCGGCCTCTGCGTTCAGGTACTCGAGGAACGCGAACGCGACCGTCAGCTCGTACCCGGTCTGGGTGCGCTTGATGGTGAGGCCGCCCCAGTCCTTCGTCGTCGCGGAGTCGCGGGACTCGGACTTCGTGACGCCGTCCTCCGAGACGTACCCACCGGCACGGAATCCGGTGGGGATGGCGGCGATCGCGGTTGCGGGGAACGCGGTCCCGAGGGGTGCGAAGAGCACGCCACCCGAGGCGTTCGGCTTGCCGTTGACCACCTTCGATGCGGTGTTGACCATGATGTAGCCCCTTTCCCGGGCAGCAGTGAGACCGCCCGGGGGCGGTCAGGTGTTGTGGTGGTGCTACGCGCGGGAACCGCGGAGCGAGACGGCGTAGGTCGCCGTGTACCGGGTCTGCTCGGTGAGCGGATCCGGCAGGTTCTGGGGTCGGCCGACGACATCGACGGACCGGCATGGGGTGCCAGCGAGGTACCCAGCCCGGCCGCCCTGCTCGAGCAACGCCCGGCAGATGGCGGCGAGCCGCGACGCGGTCGTGTCGAGGGACGCGTACGCCTCGACGACGAGGGTCGGCACGTCGCTGATGAGGTCGGTCTGTGTGCCGCCGACGACCCTGACACGCACGAAGCGAGTCGGCCGGGGTGACGGGATCCGCCCGGAGACAGGGACCCCTACGAACTCCGGAAGAGCGGCGAGGGCCGATCCGAGGTGGTCGACGAGGACCTGTTCCGGGTCCGCGAACACGATCAGTTCGGCGTCAGGCACGGCCACCGTCCAGGGCTCGCGTGAGGGTGCGGTCCTCGGCCTCGGCGCGCTTCGCGGCTGTGCTGCGGGTGACGACGTAGACGCCGACCCGGTTCCGACCAACGGCCGTGAGGATCGTGTAGTCGTCGGCATCGCCACCCGTGGCAGCGACGACGCCCGCAGCTCTCCGCTGCAGCTCCGCCGTGATGTCGGCGCCCTTGAGCAGTTCTCGGACGGCGTTCTGGTTCAGCTCGAAACGCACTTCGCCTGCCATCAGCCCTCCCAGACTCTCAGGGCCAGCCGCGTCGACCGCAGCGCACCAGTGGGGGACGGAACCTTGAGGGGCTGCCCGTCGACGTCGAAGAGGACTCCGCCGTACCGGACGCGGTCAGCGGCCGTAATGTCGGCCTCCCAGGGGGCGTCGACCGTGTAGCCGGTGAGGACCGCGGTGCGCCCGTCCCCGACCTCCTGCGACCCCGTGGGTTCGAGCCAGCACCGGTCGATCGGGTCCTCGGCCGGCGGAGAGTCGTAGTCGACCCTCGGTGTTCCGTGGTCGTCGACGAGTGGGTAGCGGAGCCGTGTGATGGTCTCTCGCGCGAACGACGGCCTCACGAGGTCCACCCCAGCGTGTACGCCGCGAGGCTGTCCTTCTCGTGCGCCAGGAGCACGGTCCCGCCGGCGACACCAGCAGCGGTCGCGGTCCATGTGATGGACGACGCGAGGGACTGCTCCCGGGTGACGCCGAGCGGCGACCCAAGCGCCCGAGCCGCGACCTGCAGCGTCAGGTCGACGACGTCGGCCGGGATCGTGTCGAGCCCGTGCCGGTACGTGATGACGAGACCCCGGCGTCGCGCCGACCAGCGAGGGCCGAACACCTGCCCCGTGTCCTCGTCGAAGTCGAGCGCCCCCGCGTCGAGCACGGTGCCGTCGTTGACGACGAACACGAGCTCGGTGATCCTCCGGCTGGGGAGGAACACCGTGTCGCGTCCACCGGCGTACTGCACCTGCTCGACGACGGGGGCGATGTGCCAGCCGCAGTGGTTGCGGATGGCGAGGGAGGCCGCGGCGAGAGCCTCGTCGAGGAACGGGCGCGTCGTGGGGATGAGCCCCTCGGTGCGCGACTCCATGTCCTCGGGCTTCGCGAACGAATCGAGCTCTGCCACGGTGGCCTCCTACTTGTTGGCGGGCTTCGGAGCGGCCTTGTTCGCCCGCTCCTGGTTGGCCTTCACCGACGCTGCGGCCTCGTCGGCGGCGGCCTGCTCCTTGGCCGCACGGTCGGCGTCAGCCTGGGCCGCCTCCGTCGCCAGACGGTTCGCCTCGTCGATCGCCGCCTGCTCAGCAGCAGCCTCGGCGGCGGCGGCCTTGCGCTCGGCGCGTTCCTGCTCGAGGTCGACGGCGCCCTCCGGCACCTCGCCGTCCTCGAACTGGAACGTCGAGCCCTGGAACCTGTAGTCCTTCAGTGCCATGTTGCTTCCCCTTCCGAGGGATCAGGGGCGGGGCCGCCAGTCGACGGCCCCGCCGGGGTGGATCAGGCCGGCGCGGCCGACGAGAGGGTGACCTTCGCGAAGCCCGCGGGACGACGCACGGCGAGCGCGAGACGCTCCTCCGCCCGGACCGTGACGCGGTTGTACTCGAAGTCGTCGACGTCCGAGTTCGTCGTCTCGACGCGCACGCCGCCCTTGCGGATGACCGACGCGGCCTGGCCGTAGGCGCCGACCAGGGCGGTGCCCTGAGCGATCGCCGGGGTCACGACGGTGCGGAGGCCCCAGACGGGCGGCTGCTGGACGATGCCGCCCTGGCCGTACTCGCCGGCGAAGAACCCGCCGCCGAAGTACTGGCCGTTGCCGTCCTTCGAGAGGCGCAGCGTCTGGTAGTCGGCCGGGTTGATGACCAGGCCGTCCGCCTCGATGCCGCCGTTCAGGCCGACCGCGGTGATGGCGCGGAACAGGGCGTCCGCGTTGTCGGTGCGGTTGGCGGCCGTGATGACCTGCAGGCCGGAGCGGTTGAGCAGGCCGCGGATGTTGCCGCCCGTGCCCGTGCCCGAGAGGAGCTGGTTCTCCTCGACGAGGCCGAGCTGGTACAGCAGCCGGTTGTTGATCGCCGAGACGAGCCACGGTACGTCCTCGAGGATCTCGTCGGACTCCTTGAGGAAGCCGGCGATCTTCGCGAGGGCCTCGGTGACCGGGGTCGGGTCGCCGAAGTGCAGCTGCGGCTTCTTGCCGAGCTCGGCGACCGTGGCGAAGTCGCCCTCGAGCGCGCCCTCGACGAAGTACGTCAGCGCGTTGCCGCTGATCGTCTCCGAGCCGAGGAGGTCCGCGACGGTGAGGCGACGACGGACACCGGTGACGATGTTCGTGTCGATCGTGGTCAGCGCCGGGGCGACGACCGTCGGGATGGACTGCGCGTCCGTGGCGGCCTTGAACTCCGGTGCGGACACCGAGAAGCCCTTCTTGCCGCGTGCGATGCGCAGGGTGTCGCCGACGGCCTTCGCGAAGTGCTCACCCAGGCTGCGGGCGGGCGCCTCGTTCTGCGGCGTCTCGTCGACCGCCCCGAGGCCCTCGAAGCCCTTCAGGGCGTCCTGGCGCTCGACACGCGACTCGAGTGCCTTCACGAGGTCCGACTTCGTGCGCGCCTCGGCGAGCTCCTCGTCGGTGACCTCGTGGCCGTCGGCCTTGAGCCTGGCGATGAACTCGCCGGCGTCCTTGCGGGCCGCGGCGAGCTGTTCCTTGAGACCCATGCGGGGCTCCTTTCTAGATGAGGGACAGTTCGATTCGTCGCAGCTCGGCGGACGCACGACTGGGCTCCTCGGACTTGGCCCCGGAGGGCTCCTCGTCCTTGGCCGGATCTGCGCTGGCTTCGCCTGCGGGTGTTCCCTCCCCGTCGTCGCCCCCGTCGGGGTCGAGCTCGGAGAGGAGCTTCAGGACTCCGTCACGGGCGCCGTCGATCGACGTCAGCACCGCACGGAGTTCGTCTTCGTTCTTGGCCGAGAAGACCCGGCCTGCCTTGGCCGCGTGAGCGAAGGTGTCGACCGCGGCCTTCACCGCAACGACCGACGTGTCCTGGTTCGCGCCGATCGGCACGAACGAGAACTCGTAGACCTTCAGCCGGCGCAGCTCGTTCGCCTTCACGCCGTCGTCGAGCTCGACCAGGCCCTCGTCGAGGACATCGAACGCGAAGGACAACTGCGTGAGCCGGCGGCCCTTCACCAGGCGGTAGACCTGCGCGCCCTTCGGGGACTCGAGGTCGAACACGCCCTTGACCCACCAGCCGTGCTCGTCCTCGCCCATCTCGAGCGCCGACGCGACGTAGAAGTCCGGGTCGTCGAAGCGGTGCCCGTACAGGCCGGGCAGGGTGTGGCCCGACGCCTTCCACTCCTCGATCGTGTCGAGGAAGGCGCCGGGCGCGACGACGTCGCCGTACGAGTCCGGCGTCTTCGTGAACGTCGACGGGTAGACGAGGAATTCCCCGTCAGCGAGCCCGTCCTCCGGGCCCGCCTTCACCTTCAGAGGTGCGGTCTTCGTGATCATGCGTTCCTCCTACGGGAAGGTGAGCTCGACGTCGCACGTGCACCCGGCGACCTCGTCGACGTCGAGCGCCGAGGAGTCACCAGGCCAGTTCGCGCCGTTCGAGAACGGTTCGTTGATGGGGACGGTCTCGCCCGCCATGGCGGCGTGCGAGCTGCGCGGGTTCCGCGACGTGACGACCCATGTCTTCGTCGTGTCGTCGCCACCGACCTGCTTCACGGCCTCGACGGTCGCGAACATGGCGACGCCGGTCGTGAGTGTCTGCCCCGCCTGCGACGACCGGCTGTCCGCCGAGACCTCGAAGACGTTGTCGATCGCGGCCGAAGGGTCGTCATCGAGGAGCGCCGCGTCGAGCTGCGCCTTCGTCGCCGAGTTGACTCGGCCCGCAGTGTTCGCGGCCACCGCTCGCAGGTACGCGATCGTGCGGCCCTCGTCGTACTCATCAGGGTCCAGGCCCGACTGCGCGAGCGCCTTCACGGCGACCGCCGTCGATAGCGGCACCGCAGCAGCGGCGAGGTCGTCAGTGAGCTCCTTCACCCACCGCTCCTCGTCCCACCAGCCCGCAGCCTTCGCGAACAGCTGGGACTTCACGACCCGCGCCTGCCGCTCGAAGAACGACGAGAACACCTTCGCGAGCTCGTCGACCTGTTCCTCGTCGGCACGCGCCTTCAGCCGTGACCCTCGCTGAGCAGGAGACGGTGCCCGACGGCTCACCAGGGACGCGAGCGCCGCCAGGGTGCCGATGGGGTCGCCGCCGTCCTGCGGTGATGCCTGTCCGCCGACCAGGACGTTCAGCGGCACGATCAGCTCGTCCCCGCCCTCGATCGCCGGCAGGTTGTTCCGGCCGCGGGCCTCGTTGCGAGACATCCACGGACCACCCACCGACGTCGACAGGACTGCCGCCTGCTCCTCGAACGAGCCCTGCAGCTTCTCGCCGATGTTGAACTCGACGTAGACGCCGTCCTCGTCCGTCAGCTGCGGCACGAGGAACGCGTTCAGCCGGTCCTCGATCTGCGCGATCAGCGGGCCGAGCGTCTCCGTGTAGAGCATCCGGCGGAACTCGCGGACGTTCGCGAAGTTCGCGTTGTCGAGCTGCCCGATCATGGTCGGGTTCACGTGGTAGACCGAGGCGACCGTCGAGATGGCGAGCTTCGCCGACTCGATGTACTCCTCTTCGCGGGCCGTGAAGCCGACCCGCTTCATCTCGATGCCGTCCTCGAGCAACGGTGTCCCGCCTGCCTTCGACCCGCTGTTCGTGTACTCCTTGAACGAGTCGCGGAACCGGTCCCGCGCGACCTTGTCCCACTTCGGCGCGGTCGCGGGCCGGGTCAGGTACGTGCCGACGCGGCCGCCGCGCTTCCACATCTGCAGGCGGAACTCCTGCGCGCTGATCTGCTCCGCGAGGGTCTGCTTCAGGGCATCGATCGGGGGCGTGCCCGACGTGCTCGAGAGCGGCGACCAGCCGGTGAAGGCGATGATCGCCGACGCCGGCACCCGGAACTGAGCCTCCCCGGGAGGAGCGATGATCCACTCGGCAGGGCCCCAGAAGTCACCGCCCGCCTTGCCGACCACCCAGGGCGCCGGCACGGACCGGATCGACCATCCCGACGGCGCGCTGTCGTCCGGGCTCACGGCCCAGAACGCCCGGTCGTAGAGGTCGAGCATCGCGACGAGGTCGTAGACCAGCTCGTACGTCGTCTGGTGGTCGTTCGGCCGGCGGAGCAGCTGCGCCACCGGGTTGTCCCGTACACGCTCCCGGCTCTCACCGTCACGCTGGAACGTGTGCAGGCCGAGCTGCGCGACGTTCCGGGCACGGAACGACACGACCGAACGAAGCGCCGGCTGCGTGCGCCACATGTCCTCAGGCGTGCGGTTCAGGACCGAGCTCGTCAGGTGGTTGATGTACTCGACGGGCACGTTCGGGCGGATCTCGTTGCTCACGCCGCGGATGAAGTCCAGCAGTCCCACGGCGCCTCCCAGCGTTCTAGAACACGAGCACGCCCGCGTCCTCGTCGTCGTATGCAGAGCCGGTCGGCTCCGGGTTGGTGTTCAGCAGCCACAGCGCGCCCATGACCGCGAGCAGCGGGGCGGCGTCCTGGGGCGACTTCTGCCGGTCGATGGTCCAGCCGTCCGACAGCGGCTTCATGACCGCCGTCGTCGCCGCGAGGTCCAGCACCGGCTGGTTGCCGTGGGTGATGACGACCTCGGGGGCGTCCTCGTCGACCGCGCGGCGCACGGCGTCGAAGATGACACCCGACGCCCGGGACAGGTCCGGGCCGCCCCACTCGACGAGTTCGATGCCCGCGTTCTCGAAGTCAGGCACGAGGGATGAGACCGGCGCGCCTCGCGTCTGCAGGGTCACGAACTCGGGCTCGATCTTCCGCTCCGGGGACAGCAGCCACGGGATGACCCACTCCGTGCCCGCCCGGGACGCCGCGATCTCTACTCGGCGTCGCCCGTCGGTGTCCCAGAACGCGAGCGCCACGTGGGTCATCTGCCGGTTCCACGACGTGTCGACGCAGTACGTCGCCGGCCGGTCCGTGTCGCGTGTGACCTTCTCGGCGCGGGTCGCTTCCCACGACCTGTTCGGGAACGGGCCCGAGGCGGCAGTGTTCACGAACCGGCACATGACCTCGGTCAGGAACACGTGCTCGGGGTCCGTGGCCAGCGCGGCCGCGATCGCCGCCTCCGGGATCGTGTGACCCATCGACGGGTTCGCCTGCGCCCACGCGTCACGGTCGTCCATCGGGGCGTCGGGCGCCGCCGAGTACTCGAAGATCCCGAGAGCCGACTCGTCGATGTCGACCTCGAGCTCTTCGCCGTCCTCGTCGACCAGGTCGTCGACGTCGCCCGCGGGTGTGTCGTGCATCTCGTCGATGCCGAGCGCCGCCAGGGCCACACCCCGCAGGTGCCGGAGCACGACCGAGAGCGAGTCGCCAGCGTTCGAGACGCCCCACACCTGCGCACGCTTCCGCGCGAGGGTCGTCTTCGACACCGACGCCCAGGAGTCCCAGGACTGGTGCTCGCGGAGCTCGTCGAGGACCACGTGGTCACCGGAGAGGCCGCGGCCGCCGCGACGGTTGGCCGCCGCGATCTTGTACCGCTGGTTCGTGTCGAGGATGATCGCCTGCCGGCCGTTCGCCGTGCGGATCTTCTTCACGTCGTTAGACAGTTCGGGGATGGCCTCGGCTACCTGCCGCACGGCGTCCCACGCCTCTTCGGCGATGTCGAGCGACTGAGCGGTCCCCACGATGGTCCGCGCGCCGTCCTGGAAGAGGCGCCACAGCAGCAGGTAGATGAGGATCACGGTCTTGCCGTTCTGGCGCGAGACCAGCAGCAAAATGGTCCGGAACCGGAAGATCAGGTCCGGGCCGTCGAGCAGCTCGAGCGCGTGGATCAGCACCCACCGCTGCCACTCGAGGAGCCGCGGCACGATCTCGAGCACATCCGCCTGCTCCGGGTCCGCAGCGGCGATCTGCTCAAGGCGATCACGCACCCAGTCCGCGAACTCGATGCAGTCGAAGCCGAGCGACGTCTCCGGCGTCAGCGTCCGCAGCGGCGGCGTCCAGATGCGCGGAACGACCGACCCGTACCGCTTAGGCCGGTCGGCGCGCCCTCGGCCTCGGGAGGGCCGTGACGTTGTCGGGCTGCTCGGAGTCGTCGTCATCAGCGTCGCCCTCCTCGTCCGTCTTGCCCGCCGCACGTAGCGACCGGAGCTCGTGCTGCATCCGCATCGTCGGCGTCCCCGCGAGAGAGCCGAGCGTCGCCGCGAGCCGCCCATGAGCCGACAGCAGCTTCGTCGTCGCACCCGCAGCCGTTAGCAGGTCCACCTGCTCCGCGAGCATCCGCGCCTGCGCAACCGCGCCAGCATCCGACGGCGTCAGCCACTTCATCGCAGCCAGCGACGCCTCCACCGCATCACGCATCACACGCGGCACGGACGCGTCCGCCGCGTCCACCGTCCGAGACGGCACCGCAGGACGCTCAGCACGCAGCTCAGCCCGCCTCAGACGCTTCCGCTCAGCGTCCTTTGCCTTCCGCTCCTCCGGCGTCATCCCCACGACGACCTCCTCATGCTGCGGACGCGGACACGACGTCCGCGGACATCCGACCCCGGATGGGGAAGATCACTACCGGCGAATGGTCCTGGGGTCGGGTAGGTGGCGATGTGGCCGCCCCTACCCCTGCTTGCGTCGGGCGAGGATCTCCTCCGCGAGGTTCGTCGCTTGGAAGACCTCGTTGAGGATGAGGTCCATCAGTTGTAGGGCGTCGCTGGCATCTTCAGCGCTGGGTGCATCTTCGACGTCTCCGTGCGCCATGTCGTTGCCGAGATGGCGAATGGCGTGGGCCACGGATAGGGCTGAGGCCCGGATGACGCCTGTGTTGCTGAGCTCCTCGATCTTCGCGTAGAGGTTTCCCTTGACGATGCCCTTGCTCTTGGCCGTTGCTTCGATGGTGGTCCGGGCCATGAGGATGCTGGCCGCCTCGGCTCCGATGCTGTGACTCATGTGCGCTTCCTGGGCGCACCGTGCGACGTGTGCGGGCACACGCGGATAGTCCGGCGCTGCGGCCGCGAGTGGTGACCACACAAGCTCGTCCGCACCGTCCAACTGTTGCCGCACTTCGTGCGGCGACATCTGCGCCCAGTTGGACTCAGTTCCGAGTTCGACAACAGTGGTGACGTTGCGACAGTTCGAGCACACGCACGCAGCGCGCCCCGTGTACCTCACGGTGTACCCGTGCTGAAACGTGACCTCGCTGCCCGACCACACGGGCGCCATGTCGGAGATGGACTTGCAGTAGGGGCACAGGCGTGAGGGCATGTCAGGAACTATGCCAGGCTCCACCGTCACCACGTCTCCGAGGTGGTCCCGATGGTGGGGAGGATCTGCCCGGCGCCCTTGCCTCGGTTGCAGCGGTGGTGGCTGGGCTTCCGGTTCGTGGGCTCGAACTCGAGCTCGGGGTGCGTCTTCACCGGCAGCGGGTGCTCGAGCTCGAACGCGTCGGGCTCATTCGCTTGTGCGTCCCAGTCGATCGTCGCCATGCCGCAGATGCAGCAGGGGCGGTTCTCCTCGGACCAGCGGGCCTTCTCGTCGGCGCGCATCTCACGGTGCCGGCGGCCAGCGACGCGGGGCATTAGGCCTCCCGAGCGTGGTCAGAGTGGGATCGGTGCACGCTCACCCCAGCAGCGAGGTGTGCAGCGCTCGCAGCCACGGGACCAGGGGTCAGCCGGTGAGGTGGGGACGCGCCGCCGATAGGCGTGTGTGTGGGCGGGGTGCACCGAAGTGACCTCCCCGGATTCGAACCGGGGTCTCTGCCGTGGGGCAGCGTCCTAGACCGCTGGACGAGAGGTCGACCTCACAGGGTGAGGGTGGATCAGCGGGCGTAGTCCGCGTTGTCGCTGATGGCCGCTCGCGGGATCGAGAGGCCGTTGATCACGTTGTAGAACTGGTCCCGCGTGAGCTGCTTGAGCTCGAGGCCCGCCGTGCGCAGCGCGTCGAGCTGCTCGATGGTGGTCACGTGGCGCAGTGTGCGGACACCGACGACGGCGACGTAGCCAGCTGCGGCGCCGTCGAGGTTCTGGGTGGAGCTGATGAGGAGCATGTTCTTGGGTGCTTTCTTGGTAGGGGTGGTGGGCGTGGAGCCTGGGCCCACGTACTGCTGGAAGAAGACGTGCGGGTCGGTGGTGGCACCGTTGAGACGCACGTCGATGTGTAGGTGGTTGACGCTGGACGAGCCCGTCGAGCCGACGTAGCCGATGACGTCACCGGCCGAGACCCTGGCTCCGAGAGGAACCGAAGGCGGACGGATCATGTGCAGGTAGCGGCTCGAGAACCCCCCGTGATCGATGCCGACACAGTTGCCCGCGGCGCCGTTGAGGGTCCTGGACTCGGTGACGGTGCCGTCAGCGATCGCGCGGATCGGCGTGTTCGGGTCTACGACGTAGTCGCAGCCCGTGTGGCTGCCGTAGCTGCGTGGTGCGCCGTACTGCTGCCCGTACCTGGAGTCCGGTGCTGGGTGGGGGTCGACTGGCCAGACGACCGTTCCGTATGGACCTGAGATGGGTATCTCCGTTCTTTCTTGCGTGAGACCGCACGGTTGCGCGATCACCCTCCGGCCAGGGAGGTGGTTGCTCGGATTAGACGTGACGAGCGTGCACGGGACATCGCCAGCGGGCGCGGAAGAGTGCCTCGGCCCGGCTTGAACGGGCAGCACGCCATGCGTGGCGAGGCGGGGTGTTGCTACGCGCCGAGCTTGGCGCGGATGGCGTTCACCGCGGCACGGATGCCACCGCCGTTGTCGACGGCGACGATCGCCTCGACGTTCTTGCTGCGCGAGGCCGCCTGGTAGGCGTTCGTCTGCACGTCGGCGAGCACGGCACGCATCCCGCCGCCGTTGTCGACGGCCAGGATGGCCTCGAGGTTCTTCAGTCGCTGGTCCTGCTCGGGGGTCAAATCGTCGTCTCCTTGGTCGTTGTAGCTGCGTGTGTAATCGAAGTGCCAGGGCTCGCTGGGCACTGTCGGGTTGTAACCGAACGCGGGTGCGTTGGCGTCCATCCAGTTGTTCTCGGCGCTTCCGCCGACGTTGACGCCGGCGCCGAAGTCACAGGCGGTGCCCCACCCGTGGTTCGACTCGCCAGGGACTGCGGCGACACTTGCTTCCGGACGCTTCGTCCAGCGCTGTCCGGCGTAGTAGATACCGCCGCCCGCATCGACGACGTAGCGCTCGCGGAAAAGCGCGTCCTGCCGAGCGAATGGGCGGTAGCCCTCGGTGATGCGCAGGGCCTTGCCGAACCTGGTCTGAAACGCGCTGTTCAGGGCGTCGTACTGCGTCTTCGCGTCTGGGCGCAGGTAGCCCGAACCGGCGACGTCAGCCGCCACCGGTGTCATCGCTGAGGTAGGTATCTGGCCATTGGTTTGGCCTCCCCATGCTGGAATATGAATCTCCTTCGTTGTTGCTCACGAGGTCGCGGGCGCGACATCGTCCCCCCGGCCAGGGAGGTGGTTGCTCGGATTCGCGTGGCGAGCGTGCACGTGCGCGTCGAAAGATGAGGCTGCTGTACGGTCGCGCCATGTCGACAGCAGAAGTGATCAAGTCCGTCGGGCTGACGGTGTTGGTGCTTGCCGCGTTCGTCATCGGCTTGCTCGCAGGCCTCAGCGCGTTGCGCAAGTGGCGTGCGGCGGAGACGGCGCAGACGGCGGCGGCGAGGGAATCCCTCATTCGGCAGGAAGTCAAAGCGGAGTACGAACAACGTGTGGCTGCAGCGTTCGCGAGGAAGGCCGATGACACGACTGTCTTCCCGAGGGAAGGTCGCTGGCTTGAGGACCGTCTCCGTCAATACGGCTACTCACCTACGCCAAAAGCTAACGACGGCGCAAGCCCAGCTAGCGGTGCCGCAGCACGGCAGACGCCCGCCGAAGCGTGGTGGGGCATCATCGCGCTCGGCTGCGCCACCGCCGCGGGTATCTGGGACGCCTGGGGGTGACACGGCCGTGCACCACCCGAAGGTGCACGGCCGTGCAGGACCCGGTCGCTTCCGACAGCCGGTGGGTCAGCCCGCTCCCCGCGCAAAGGCGACGGAAGGAGGAGTGGGGGAACGACGAAGCCCCCTCACGGTGGAGGGGGCTTCGTGTGTACGTCGAGATGACCTCGGCGGAGTTGTTCGCTGGCGCCAGGCTAGTGCACGGCGACCCACCCTTGCAACAGCGCGGGTGCGGCGTGTCAGATCTCCCGGTGAGGGGCAGCCACGCCCCTGCTCGCGGCGCGCTTCGTGCGCCACAGGGTGAGCAGGTCCTCGGTGCTCACGTAGACCGTGCCATCGACCGTATAGGTCTGCAGGTCCCCGTCGGCGATGTACCGGTTCAGGGTCGTCTTCCCGATGTCGAGCTCCATCTGCGCCTGCCGCTTCGTCCACCACTCGGACCGCGGGTCGGCGTGCTCCTCGCGCAGCTCGTGAAGCAGCTCCCGGACCCGGCCGTCGCGGATGAACGCGGCAGCCGCCTCGGAGTGCCCACAGAACGAGCAGACGAGCTCGAACTCCTCGACGGCCGCCTGGCCCGGCCACGTCGCCCCGAACGTGAAGCGGTCGCAGACAGGGCAGGGCCGCTCGAGGACGCCACGCTCAGGGCGGGGCGCACGCGGGTACTTCGACCGGAGCTTCCAGACGATGTCGGCGACGTCGTCGAGGTACTCCTGCGCGGCGGGCTGGCCGAGGATCTGGTCCTGCCTGGTGAGAAGCCACGTGGTGAGCATCTTCACGAGCAGCCCGGCGCCGGCGGGGGTGGTGCCGGCACGGAACCCGGCGGGCTCGTCCTTCGCCGCCCACTTCACCTGCAGGGCGACGGGCGGCTCGGTGGTGAGCTGCCCTGCCCAGTACGACACCCACTCGATGAGGCGGGCGTATGTGTCGTCGGTGTCGTCGACGGCGTCCGCGCGGAGCGGCAGCGGGGGTGTCTTCGAGGCGGCGCGGGGCATGCCGTCGGAGGCTCCGCCGAGGGGCGGGACGACGAGGGTGCGGATGTAGGCAACCAGGCCGTCGGCTTCGAGGAGGCGGCGGCGGGCGCGGGCGGCGGCGAGGTGGAGCAGGTCCTCGTCGGTGGGGGTGGTCAGGGTGTCGAGCTCGCTCATCGGCGGGCCTCCTCTGTGTCGAAGTCGCCGCGCTCGATCCGGGTCACCATGCCCTCGTAGATCGAGCCCGTCAGCGGGTTGCGAAGGCCCTTCTTCGACCGCAGCCACGTCAGCAGCTTCACGCGGTCGACCGGGGCCGGAGTGGTGTCGAGCGGGACCGAGCCGGGCAGCTTGTCGTGCACGATGTCGAACGGTTCCGAGCCGTGCAGGGCGGCCTCGAGCTTGTCGCCCATCAGAACGGCGTCTCGTCGTTGTACGTGCCGCCGGCAGCGGGTGCAGCCCCGGGGCTCGCTGTGGCCCATGCGTCCTGAGCGGGCGGGGTGGACGCCCACGGCTCCTGCGGGGCCGCCACGCCCTGCTGTGCCCCGCCGCCGGCCGCCTGGCCCGCCTTGAGCACGAGGGCGACCTTCGGGAACTCGATGACCAGCTTCGTGCGGTCCTCGCCCTCCCGGGTCCGGTAGGCCTGCGTCGCGAGCTGCCCGGTCACGATGACCTCGGAGCCCTTCGAGAGGGACGCCATGACCGCGTCCGCGTCGCCCTCCCAGAACGTCGCCGTGAGCCACGACGTGCCGCCGACGTTCTCCCACCGGCCGTCGTCGGTGCGCCTCGACCGCTGCTGCGGCACCGTGATCTCGGCGACGCTCTTTCCGTTCGCCGTGCGGCCCTCGGGGTCCTTCGACAAGCGGCCGTTGATGGTGATGTTCGGGTTTCCCATGATGATCTGCTTCCTGGCTCAAAGAGCCGGTTCGTGTGTGTGGTCTGTGCTGGTGGTGCGGAGGCTGACGGTGTCGAGCACCTCCGTGATGACGGTGTCGAGGAGGTCGCGGAACTCCTGCGCCTCGACCACCGACATGTCCTGCGGGCCTTCCGGCAGCTCGACGTGCACGGCACCCTCGTTGTTGCCCCACGCGTCTGCGATGGGGACGTGTTTTGCTCTCGTAATCGGCATGGCGTCCTCCTCAGATGTCCAGCTGGGTCGACCCGAACGGGTCCCAGGTCTTGTCACGCAGCCGTGCGAACTGGCCCTGCCAGTCGAGGACGACCGTCCCCATCTCGCCGTGCCGGTTCTTCGCCACCACGACCTCGAGGTCGCCCGGCTTCTTCGCTCGGTCGTACGACAGGAGAAGCACCACGTCGGCGTCCTGCTCGATCGCGCCCGACTCCCGCAGGTCCGTCAGCAGCGGCGTTCGCGACGTCCGGCCCTGCGGCGGCCGCGACAGCTGCGAGAGGGCGATGACCGGCACCTGCAGCTGCTTCGCCATCTTCTTGAGGCCGCGGCTGAACTCGGCCACGTCCTGTTGCCGGTTCTCCTTCCCGCCGCCCTCGATCAGCTGCAGGTAGTCGATGACGACGCCGGCGAGCTTCCCCTTCCGCGCCACCGACCGGACGAACGAGCGGATCTGCGTCAGCGTCGAGATGTCGTCGCCGATGTAGATCGGGGCCTCCTGGAATCGCTGCCGGGCGATCGCCACACGGCCCCACTGCTCCTTGTTCAGGTTCCGGTTCCGCAGAGACTTCATGTGGACCTCGCCGTACTGCGCGATCAGGCGGATCTGCAGCTCGTCCTCGCCCATCTCGAGGCTGATGAACGCCACCAGCCCCTCGTGAGCGAGCCGTGTCGCACACTGCAGACCGACGATCGTCTTCCCCTCGCCGGGGCGGGCGCCGACGATGACGAGGTTTCCCGCCGCGAGGCCGCCGATCAGCTTGTCGAGGGACGGCCACGGCGTCGGGACGTAGTCCGGCTTCTCGTCGAGCCGGTTGATGAGCTGGTCGATGGTCGAGCCGACGGCGTGCACGTCGACGCGGGCGCCGGCGGCGACACCGTCCATCTCGGCCCGGGCGAGGTCGGCGAGCTCGAACGCGTCGCCCTCGGCCGACTGGCCCATCTGCGCGACCCGCATGCCGGCCTCCTGCAGCCGTCGGCGCAGCGCCCGGTCCTTCACGATGTCGACGTAGTAGCCGACGTTCGTCGCCGTCGACGGGGCCCCGTTCAGCACGTGGAGGTACTCGACCCCGCCGGCCTTCTCGAGCTCGCCGGACCGGCCGAGCTCGTCCATGAGCGTGATGACGTCGATCGGCTGGTTCTGGTGCGCCATGCGCGCCGCGGCGGTCACGATGACCTCGTGCTTCGGCAGCCAGAAGTCGGACGGCACAAGGCTGTCCAACACTTCCCAGATGGCCTTGGCCGAGAGCATGAGCGAGCCGACGACGTACTGCTCAGCGCCGACGTCGTGCTGCGGGGTCCGGCTGAGGTCCGCGATCGCGTCAGCCACGCTGCACCGCCCGGATCCACTCGTGGTCGTCCTCGTGCTCGTCGAACTCCTCGACGGTGATGCCGTGGTCGGCGCACCAGTCCGCCTTCTGCTCTGCGAGCAGCTCGTCGGTCGCGTTCGGCAGCTGGCCGAGGTTGCGGTCGACGCCGAGCCGCTCGATGACGTCGGCCGGGTAGATGTTCCTGGCGTGCTCGAGGTAGTGCTCCCGGACCGCACCGGCCACGGCTGCGCCGTCGTAGCCGCCGACGAGTTCGTGCCACGCCTCGACGGTCATCTCGTTCACCAGGCGCCCGTCAACGGACGAGACCCAGGCGAGGACGAGTGCCAGCTCCGACTTCTTCATGCTCCTGCTCCTCTCGCTCCTGGTAGCCGCGCACAAGCGCGACCGCTGCCTGCTGCTTCTCCTGCGCCCGACCGCCGGCACGCGGCGGCAGGGGCTCGTCGTCCCACCGGCCCGCGTTCAGCCACGAGGCCGGATGCGGCACGTACTGCCGCTCGGGCAGGTTCGGGTCCGCGGCGAACCGCCGGGCCCCCTCGATGACGTCGCCCGCGGTCACGCCCTTCTGCGCGATCGCCTTCCGGAACGCCTTCTCGGCTGCCTGCTTCGCGACGTGCCGCGGGTAGACCTCGTAGAACTCGCGGAACAGATCCTCGACACCGGTCACCTTCGTGACATCCCGGTTCACCCCCGCAGGGGGTAGGGGGGTCTTCTTCTCGGGTTCTTCTTCACTGGGTTCTTCTTCCTCGGCACGTGGTGCCGTTACCTGACGGCATGTGGTGCCGTTACCGACGTCTCCCCGTGCCGTTGGGCCCTGCTGGGTAACGGCACCGTGTGCCGATACCTCCATGCCGTTCGGGTGCAACGTGTAGCTGTTGCTCGTCCGGCCGCCTCGACCGTTCCTGCGCATCGAAACGACGACTCCGAGAGCCCGCAGCTCGTCCAGGGCGTCCTGCACCTTGCGGGCGCTGCACCTCGCCTCGGCGGCGATCGTTTCGTGTGACGGGTGGATGCCCCCGCGGCCGCTGTGGGACGCCAGAGCCGCGTAGACGGCGATCGCGTAGGTGCTGATCGTGGTGTCGCGGATCATCCAGTTCGGGACGGCCGCGAAGCCCGGGGTGTCTGGCGTGCCGCTGTCGGTCATCGCCATGGTGTTGCCTCCTCTGGTGCTGGGTGCCACCGGCCTGCGTCGTCCAGGAGGACGAGGCCGTGCACGGCGTGCTCGATCGGTGTCGTGCTCGGGTCGCCGAAGCCCGAGATCTTGATGCCCCGCCGCAGCGCCTCGGCCTGCAGATCCGGCTCGGCCTCGATGCGGCCGTTCAGGATGCTGTCGAGCCAGACGACGTTCGACGGGCGGTGCTTGTCGCGGCGTCCGCCGGCGCCGCCTTGACGGTGCTGCGGGACGAGCCGGTCGGACTCCTGGCCGGTCCAGGCGCAGCGGTGGCCGTCGCGCTGGTCGAGCACGGCCAGAAGCCCTCGCGGTGTCGGGCTGCTCACGCGGCCGCGGCCTCCTCGACGCCAGCGATGCGCGCCTCGACATCGCTGAGCTCGTAGCCCCAGCCCTGCAGCGTGAGCAGGTACCGGCGGATTCGGTCGGCGGCGTCGTAGGCCTGCCACCCCTTGCGGTCGAAGTCCTGGCGGCCCTCGATGGCGGCGAAGGCGACCGCAACGGCGACGTGCGGCGCCCGCGCCGGGTGCTGCTCGAGCCACGTTCCGACGTCGTCGCGCCGCGAGTAGGAGCTGGTGGCGTCGGGCAGCTGCAGGATCGCGGCGACGGCGCCCCACTGGTTCGGCGAGAAGTTGGTCGACGCCGTGCTGACGACGTGCCGGCTGACCTCGAGCTCCCACCCCTTCGGCAGGGCCTTGCGCTGGACGAGCTCGGCGAGCCATGCCAGGCGGACGGTCGTAGCCGAGGCCCAGTCCTTCGTGGTCTGCCGGTCCAGGCGCCGCTGCTGCTTCTGGGTTTCGACCTCCTCCGGGGTGGTCGGCGTGGTCGAGCCGTGCTCGTAGCCGAACAGCCCGCGGTCCTTCCAGCCCTTCACCGCGTACTGCGGCCCGAGCAGCCGCTCGCCGCCCACCCATGTGGTGCCGGCGTACGCGCACAGCCCGTCGCCGGCCAGCTCCACGAGGCGCTCGTGGGCGACGTCGGCCAGGGACTGCGTCTTGGCCTCGTCGAGGTAGAGGCTGAGGACGGGCTTAGGGTCGGCCTGGTCGTAAGACGGCACCTTGATGAGCGTGACGCCCTCCGTGGCCTCGATCTCCGCCTCGAGCGCCTCGCGGGCCCGCTGGTCGCGCCACTGCTGCGCGTAGTGCGTCAGGCCGTAGCCCTTCGTGGCGTACTCGACGAGCGCGCTCTGCGCCTCTGCGTCGTCTTCGAACTCGGCGATGACCGCCGCTACCTCGAACGACACCTGGTGCTCGCGCATCGCCGTCGACGCCGCCTCGCTCGAACCGACTGAGATCGCGGTGTTCACGACGTCGCGCTTGAAGCCGGTTCTCTTGGCGATCACGGCGGCGGTCATGCCGAACAGCTCGAGCTGCTTGACCGCGGCCGCCGTCTCGGCACCCCCGAGGCTCTCGCGCTGGTCGTTCACGATGAGCTGGTCGACGATGCGGACCTTTTCGTCCGACAGTGGCTCGACGACGAACACGGGCACGTCGGCCACGCCAGCGTCGACGGCGGCGAGAGTGCGCCGCTGCCCGTCGATGACCGCAAGGCCCTCGTCGACGCGCTGCACCGTGATCGGCACCTTCACGCCGTGCTGCTTGATGCTCGCGACGAACTCCTTCGAGATCTTCGTCTCGGTGCGGACGTTCGCGGCGATGATGAGCGTCGACGGATCGACACGCTCGATGGACTCAGACATGGTGTTCTCCTTCGGTGACCTGGTCGCGGCTGTCGCGGCCCAGGGCGGTGCTCAGCTGGTGGAAAGCGAACGAGAACGCTTCGAGTGCGTTCGCGATCGCGTGGAAGTCGAGGCCCGCCTGCGGTGGCGTCAACGTGACGGGGATCTCGTCGGCATCGGCCGGCGGCTCCTCGTGCTCGAGCGCCGGGGCTGCTTCGACGGGCTCGGCTGGTGGCTGCTCCTCGACGACGGGCGGGGCGGCAGGTGCAGGCGCGCCCTGAGCGGCGCGAACTGCCTTCCGCTCACGCTGGTAGTCCGAGATCGCTTCGCGGCACGTGCGCCCGTCAGGGCCTCCGGGGCAGTGGTCGCGGCAGCCCTTCCGGTAGCCCTGCGGCGTGCCGTGCATGCTGGGCGCGACCTCGGCCGGAGCCTCGGGCACTACTTCGGGCACCTCCTCGGCGGCCGGCGCTGACGGCACGAGCTCGGGAACGGGCTGCGGTTCCGCGACGACGACGGGCGCCGACGGCTTCGGCTTCGGCTTGTGCTGCCCGAGCGGTGCCATCAGCAGATCGGCGCCGCGACGTGCCCTCGGCTTCACCTTCGGGGCCGGGGCCGAGGCGACCTCGGGCTGCGCCAGCGCTTCGACCGACGCACCGGACTGCACCAGGCGGCGGTAGCCGTAGTCGCTGCTCGCCCGCACGTTGGCCTCACGGCAGGACTGCCCCGTCTCGACCTTCGCCGGGCACGCGCCACCGCGGCACCCCTGCTCGTAGCCCGCTGGCGTCCCGTGAGGGAACCCGTCGACGAAAAGATCCGCGCCGCTCACGAGAGCACCCCGAGCTCGCGCCGAGCGGCGTCCTTGGCCTGGTCCTGCGACAGCCAAGGTTGGTCGTCGAGAATCTCCTGGGACCGTTCGAAAATGGCTGCGGCGTCAACGTTCGTCGGCCGGGTCACGATTGTTCCTCAGATACGCTGGCGGGCATGATTGCGCCACCTGCTGCTCCCACGGCGTTCGAATGGTGGGCTGAGATATGGATTCCCGCCGTATCCGGTGTCGCCACACTGGCTGTGGCTGTCGCCGCGAGCCTGATCGCGTTCCGCTCGTACCAATTGCAGCGAGAGCTACGTCTCGCTGAGGATGAGCGCGTACAGCGCGCGACGCGGGTGGACATTGCACGCCTGGTCGATGTGTATTGCGGTGAGGCATACATGGCGTACAACGGGTTCGCCAAGTTCAGCAAGGGCCCCCCGTGGGCTCCAACGGAACAGAAGGCACTCATGGAGCGAGCCAAACTCTCGGGAATGGCTGACGCCGTAGATGTCGCCTGGTTCGCCCGCTTGCGCTTCGAGTCCCGTATCCGCACGGGTGATCGGCGGGACAAAGTGTTCGCCACGGTCGAGGCGGCCCGGATCATGGGTCGAGTGCACGCCTGGGTCGAAGATCCCAAGTTCGACGTGCCCCACACCCCCTGGGGTGGCGAGCAAGCCCACGACGTCATGCTCGCCCGACAGATGGACGACTGGGACGACGAGAAGGGTGAATTCCTCCACGCGGATCTCTTCTGGTTTACGAAGGGGGCCCCGGGGGAGCCTCCCCGCATATAGCGCGCCTTGTACATGCGCCGCCTACCTCTCCTCGGGCACGTGGCCCGAAGCTCCGAATCGTGAGGCCGCGCGGTCATCCGCGCGGTCCGTGCGGTGGTTGTCCATCGCCGCAGCGAAGGTGTCGAGCAGCTTCCGCAGCCACTGCTCCCGCTTCTCCTGCACCAGCTCGTTCAGCCGGGCAGAGTCGTACGCGTCGCTGGCCTCGGCCATCTGCTGCGCCAGGGCCCGCGTGACCTTGTCCGGGCCCGCGACGAGCCGCACCGTCTCCCGGGCGAGGATCCGCTCCGTCTGGTGCTTCGCCTTCGCGTAGTCCTCCCCGGCCTGCCGAAGGGCCTGCGCGACCTCGAACCGCATCGCGACGAGCTGCGCCCCGTACGACCCGCCGAGGGTCCGCCAGATGGCGTCGACGAGAGCCACGTGCAGGGCGTCGTCCTTCGACGGGTGGTGGATGCCGACCGTGCGCAGCACGTGAGCGACGCGGGGGTCGAGGCCGCCCTCCTCGACGACCTCGCCCGTGGCCTCGTCGACGCCGTTCACGAGGCTGCGCCCCGACGGTCGATCGCCTGCACCCACTGCTGGGCGACGGCTGCGACCTGGATCAACTCGGCGCGCAGCTTGACGGGGTCCGCCTCAGCGATCGCCTCGAAGACCTCCTCGGCAAGGATGTGCCGCCAGGTGACCTGTCCGCCCGTCGCTGCGGCGTCCGTCTCGCCTGTGAAGATCCGCGCGACGAGGAGGGCGAAGTCGTTCCCGGTGAAGCGACTCCCGCTGTGCGGGAAGATGAACGGCTGGACGTACTTGCCAGTGCCGTCGGGGTGGTTCTGCTCACCCCACTTCGCGTCCTGGCGGTCCCGCTCCGTGAGGACTTCATTCGCAACGGCGATCGCAGCCGCCGCGGGTGCGAGCTCAGCCACGGTCGTCACCACCCGTCAGCGGTGCCTCAGGCTCCATGCCCTCGAGCGGCGGCGTCTCCTCCTCACCCGGACGCACCTGGTCGTCCTTTGGGATCTCCGCCGTCACCCATTCCGCACCGGCCGGCTCGCCCTGCGGCGCCCACGGCTTCTCCGGCTCCGGCGACGGCGGCTCGGCCGCAGCCTCCTGCGCCAGCGCCACCCCGACGGCCCGCAGGTCCGCGAGGAGCTTCTGCGACCGCTCGTGCTCGGGCACCTCCGCCCACAGCGCGTTGATCTCCGCCGTCGACACCTTCGTGCGCGCCTCGGCCAGCCAGTTGCGTCCCGACGGCTCAGCAGCGGGTGCCTCGACGAGAGCAGGCTGAGCCGCGACCTGGGCGGCCTGCTTCGGCTGTCCAGCCTGGTCCATCTCCTCCGTCGAGTACAGACCCGACAGATCCTGCGGGAACGCCTTCCGCAGCGCCAGCATCTCGGCGCACTTCCCGAGCATCAGCGCCGGCATCTTCGTCCACATCGGACCGCCCGCGTTGTAGGCGTCCATCGTCGCCACGGCGACCAGCGGCTCGACGAAGCCCTCGCGGTAGACGCCGACCCGAGCAGCCTTCGGCGGCTTCGAGTCCAGCCACACGTCGACCCAGGTCACGCCGTCGGTCGTCCACTGCGTCGGGGTCTGCCCGCGGTACTCCTTCGTGCGCTCCGCGACGAGGCGGGCGCCGTCGATCGACACCTGCGTGCCCCAGCGGCCCTTGCGCTCGATGCAGTAGATCTGCCGGGCGATCGGGTCGAGGCCCGTGCGGCGGGCGTGGAGCAGGAACGCCTCCACAACCGGACGCGGGGCGAGCCGGCGATCGTTCGGCGGTCCTGTGACGAGGCCGGCGGCCTCGACGAGGGCGGATTCGCTCGCGGTCCAGTTCGAGCTGTCGCCCGACGCCGGGAGCGCCACCACGGTGGTTCCGGTCATGCCTTCATCTCCTTCGTCTTCACCGACGTGACGGTGAGGGACTCCTTCGTGGACACCTGGCGCGTCTCGCCCGGCGTCGTGGTCGTGTACTTCTCCGCCAGCTCGCGGTACGCGCCCTCGGCGGTGTGGGCACGGTTCAGGGCGGCCTCGACGGCGGCGTTCGCGTCGTCGTACTCGCGGGCGACGTCGGGGTGGTCGGCCCGCAGCGACGCCTCGTCGACCTCGACCAGCGGCTCGCCGACGACATCAGCCGTTCCCGCCGCCCGCCACGTGATTCGTGCCAACGGCGACTCCTGCGACAGCTCGTCGTGCTGCGCCCGCAGCGACTCCTGCAGCTGCTTCCACGCCTGCTCCTTCGCCTTCTTGGCGGAGGACTCCTCCTCGCGGAACCGCAGGATGTTGACCGCGAGCGTGTCCAGGTCGTCGTCGTACGCCACGACCTCGCCGTGCGCCGCCGCGTCCATCGCCACCAGGAACCCCGTCGCGATGACGTCGAGCTCACGCACCAGCGCCTCCTCGAACTCGACCCACTCCATGACGGGCACGAGGCCCATCGGGGCCGGCTCCGGATACGCGCCGCCGCGGTCCTGCCAGTCGCTGTCGTGCTGCTCCGACACATACAGCGAGCGGCGGGCGCCGGTGACCCGCATGACCCACTGCTGCTGGATCCCGTAGCCCTTCGACACGTACGCCGGGGTGCCGACGCGGATGTCGTCCTTCCCCGTCTTGATCTCCGAGACGACGAGCACCCCGCAGACGACGCCGACACCGTCGGGCGACGCCAGGCGGCGCGAGTCGTCGGCCGCGTGGAAGACGCGGGACTCCGGGCGCAGCTCCGGGTAAATGGACTGCACGACGTCGGCGAGCACCGGCTCGCGGGTGTTGCCCCACGCCGTGTACTGGTTCCCGCCGAAGGAGTCGACGCGGCGGCCGAGCTTCAGGTCTACGAGCTGCTGCACGGTCGTCTTCCGCAGGAACAGGTCGCGGATCTCGGTCGCGGTGACGCCGCCCATGCGCTCGAGGAGCCACAGCTCGCGGTCCTTGTCGGATGCGCCGGCTCGCGCCTCGAGGTCGTTCACGAGGTCGATCGCCGCGGTCACGCGTCGGCCGCCTCGTCGTCGACCGACGGCAGGTCCAGAGCCGTCTCGCCGGTGCGGACCTGGTAGGCCGACACCTGCAGCTCCTTCGCCGCCACCAGCGCCTCCGGCGACGTGATCGGCTCGATGTGCGTCGGACGCACCACCGGGTACGTCTCACCCTTCTTCCGGTCCCGGACGTCCTTCGTCACCTCGTACGTGACGATCGCCGTCACCCGGTCCGTGTCGCCGAACGCCAGCAGCTCCTGCTGCATGTCGACGAGGCCGTTGTACTGGTCCTCGATCTTCCCGTTGTTGAACTGGATGCTCACGGTCATGCTCCTTCGGTCTTGGGCCAGCGCAGGGTGCGCATGACCTCGGTCTGTTGCTTGCTCGGGACGCCGTCGATCGGCCTCCCGAGATGGCGGGCCCCCATCGCCGCGAGGGCGAGAGAGTCGGCCACGTTGTCGTCGGCGATCACCAGGCCCGGGTGCCGGGCCCTCATCGCCGCCAGCACCCGCTTCTTGTCAGCGGTGCCGTCGTCGGCCGCGTACTTCGCGCGGGTCTTCGGGGACGCCTTCAGCACCCGGCAGCCGCGGCCCGCGAGGGTGCCGGCGATCAGCCACCGGTGCGCGTTCCGCTCGTCCGGCTGCCCGAACTTCGACGCGTACGACGCCCACTCGACGACCACCACGGCGTCCGCCGGCACGAGCCGCACGACGCGGATCGCCGAGTACCGGATCCGCTCCCACACGGCCAGGACGCTGCTGTCCTCGGGGGCCGGCGAGCGGACCTGGTGCAGCGCGATCTCGCCGTCACGGACGATGGTCACCCCGCTGTTCGTGAGGGACAGGTCGAGCCCCACGACGATCACGAGGCACCGTTCAGGCGGACGAAGCGGACGAGGTCGATGCCGAGGCCCGTGACGCCGCACTTCTTGCACCTGAGCTCGTACGGTGCGGCGAGGAGCCAGAGACGGTGTGCATCGCAGCATGCGCTCGACGCGCCGCACTCCTCCTTGCAGACACCGAGCCACTCGGCGGACGCGCCGCACTTGCCCTCGCGCGCCTTGTCGTCGAACGAGCAGGGCTCCTGCTCGGCCCAGTCGAGGTGCTCGATCGCGCTCAGGTCGGTGTCGGCCACGGCGGTCACAGCCCGGCCTCGCCGTGACGGTGCCCGGCGTCGTAGGCCTGCCGCAGCAGCGCCACCAGCGACCGCCGGTAGTAGGCGTTCAGCGTCCGGTAGAGGCTCGACCGCTGCACGATGCCGGCGATCGCCTCGTTCCGGCGGCTCATCGGTCCCGCTCCTCGCGGTGCGCGTCGGCCAGGGCGTCACGCCAGAGGCACAGCACCGCGGCGAGGCCGAGGAGGAACACGAGGGCCAGGAGGCCGTCGCCCTTCGTCAGGTCGACGATGGCGCGGACGAGGCCTGCGGCGATTGCTGCGAGGCCGAGGACCAGGGCCGCGACCTGCCAGCGGGTCACGAGTCGGCCCCGTTCCGGAGGCCGTCGCGGCGGTCGTGCGCCGAGTACTCGGGCGCCGGGTCGGTCGCGATGATGAAGCGGCGGACGAACCGCTGCCAGGCGCTAAGCCCGGTTTTCGAGCGCGCTCTGCTCTTGATGTTGTGCATGTGGGTGCCCTTGGGGAAGAAGGTCAGCCGCGGAGTCGGAGCCGCGGGGACCGGGTGAAGTGGTGCGGGTGGGGGAGAGCTAGACCGTCGCGGCGAAGCGCTGGTGCGCCTCGCGGGCCGGGTCCGGCGTGCCGTCGAGCCAGTGGTCGACAGAGTCGGGGCGGATGGACCAGCGGCCGCCCTTGATCCGCTGCGTGGCGAACAGCTCGCCCGACTCGCACGCCTTGCGGACGGTGTCGGGGTGCTTGCCGAACTCGGCCGCGACCTGCTTCACGGTCATGCGGGCGGGCAGCGTCTCGGCGCTCATGCGACGAGGCCCGTCGGCAGCTGAGCGGTGAACAGGGCGTCCAGGGAGGCGGACGGGAAGGCGACCTTCACCTGCGCCACGAACGTGCCCGAGGGGCTGACGCGGCCGGTGGTGATCCGGTACAGCGTCGTGGGGTCGACGCCGATCGTGCGGGCGAGCTCGGCATCGGTGGTGATGTCGTGAGCCCGGCCGAGCTCCCGCAGCTTCGACACGTTCAATGCGAGCGTGCAAGGCGGGTTCCGTGTGGGGGAGGCGGTGTGCATGGAGTGATAGTAGGCACGACCTATCCCCCCATGCAAGGCACATACGCGGGTGGTTTGCGGCGTGTCGGGGTGAGGCCGGGTCTTTTCGGGTCTGATTTCCTGAAAAGTCCTTGCACGCGTGCATAGTGCGCTGGTACTTTCCTGCCTGTGCAGATGAAGATGACCTGGTCCGAGTACCTCGCCGACCTCGGACAGAACCAGGCCCAGATCGCCCGTTCCTCTGGCGTCTCGCAGGCGACCGTGAGCCGTTGGCTCAGCGGAGACGTGATCCCCGACGCCGAGAAGGTTGTCGGGGTCGCGCGCGCCTTCGAAGAGAGCCCGCTCGTGGCACTCGTTGCCGCCGGCTACCTCGAAGCGAACGAGATCCACGCGGCCGTGCAGATGCCCCGCCGGTACCTGCTGCGCAGCTTCACCGAGCTCGAGCTGGCCCAGGAGATGCTCCGCCGCGTCGCCGACGCCAAGGGGGATCTGCTCGAGCGGCCCATGGACGTCGACCACCCCGCGTGGTCTGGTGTCGGTGGTGCCGCGCAGGATGATGTCGAGGCCCTGCCGCACGCAGCGAAGGGCGACGCCGAGGAAGTCGAGGAGGACGACCACACACCGTGAGCAGCCTGTACGTACCGCGAGACCACGCGGCGGAACTGGGGGTTCCGATCATCGACTACCCGCTCCGCGCGGACTTCGGTCGGTACGTCCCTCAGCTCGGCGCCATCCTCATCAAGCCACGCATGCGAGCCGCCCTCGAGCGGTCCGTCATCGCCCACGAGCTCGTGCACGCCGAGCGCCACGAGAGCCAGACCGGCGTCCCGCTCCTCGACCTCCGCATGGAGCGCCGGGCCGACCGCGTCGCCTCGCTGCGACTCATCGACGAGGACGAGCTCCTCGACCTGATGCAGTGGACACCCGACCCCGGGCGGTGGGCCGTCGAGCTGAGCGTCACCGCCGACATCCTCCGCGCCCGCGTCGCGCAGCTGCCCGGCGCCGACCGGGCGGCGAGCTGATGGCCTGGGCGCTGAAGCGGCCCTCCGGCAACTGGCAGGGCCTCTACCGAGACCCCAGCGGCAAGATCAAGTCGGCCGGCACGTTCAGCCACAAGCCGAAGGCTATGCGCGCGGCCTCCGTCGCCGAGGACGAGTCCCGGAAGATCGGCTGGCGCGACCCCTCAGCGTCGCTCGAGACGTGGGGCACCTGGTGCACGACCTGGTGGCCGACGCGCACGGTCGCCGCCGGCACACTCGCCCGCGACCTCTCTCCGCTGAAGGTCCACATCCGACCCCGCTGGGACACCGTGCCCCTCGCCGACATCACCCGGCACGACGTCAACGCCTGGGTGGCCGACCTACTCCGCACCGAGTCCGGCCGTACCGCCAAGACGCCCACCGGCGTGACGAAGCTCACCCTGTCCGGCGCGTCCGTCCGCCGCATCGTCGCCCTGTTCAGCGCCTCCCTCACCGCCGCCGTCGACGCCGAGATCCTCAAGGCGAACCCGGCCGCCGGCGTGCGCCTCCCGAGCGCGGCACCCGGTGGCGATCGCTTCCTCACCCGTGACGAGTATGCCGCCGTCGCCGCGAAGCTCGAGCCAGAGGACCGGGCGATCGCCGACTTCCTCGTCGGCACAGGCGCCCGATGGGGCGAGATGGCCGGCCTCCATGCGCACCGCGTCGACGACGGCCGCGGCATCGTCGCGTTCGTCGAGACGTGGGACTCGAAGATGGAGGCCGTGAAGCCGTACCCGAAGGGCAAGGAGCGCCGCGAGGTGCCGCTGCCCGACTGGGTGCTGATCCCGTCGACGATGTCGCGCATGGCCCTCGTGTTCTCGCAGCCGGGGAAGATGCTCGACATCGACGGGTGGCGGAAGAACGTCTGGAACCCTGCCGTTGCGCGCGCAGCGGTCGGTCACGTCCGCATCCACGACCTGCGCCACACCTACGCGTCGTGGCTGCTGCAGGCCGGCATCAGCCTGGCCGACGTCGGCAAGCTGCTGGGGCACAAGTCGTGGACGACGACCATGCGCTACGCCCACCTGGCCGAGACGCCTCAGGACCACGTCCTGTCGGCGCTCACCCGCCCCGGCGGATTGCAATCGGATAGCAGCGGCACCGCTCGCCGCACCCCACTGCGCCTCGTCCCGGGCGGCTGA